ATTAGCTTTAGCTAACTTCTTTTCAAGTTGAGATGCTTCTTTAATTAATCTAAAATAAAGATTAGGTGTCATTACATGTTGCCAGTTTTGTAATTGTCTATTAATTTGACTTAATCTAAGTTGTGTGACTTCCATTTTATTTACTCCTTGGTTGAAAAAATTTTAATCAGAGGCTACCGAAGTAACCTCTTGTTAAAACTTCTTACTCTGGGTCTTTAGGTGTATCTGCAGAAGATGAAGCTGGATTATCTTGTCCAGCATTATCTACTTCACCTGAAGCCTGTACTACTTTAGCTGCAGCAATCTTGTTTAACTTACGAACACTGACAAGCTCTGTAACGATATCAGCAACATCTTTCATGAGAGGGTTATCCCAACGAGTATAGGCTGACATAACATCTTTGAGCATTGATTCAGCTAAGTATAGTTTAAGACCAGCATTGGCATTAGTTAGAGTTGCATTATATGCTTTAAAATCGAAATCATTTGTTTGTGCCATGATAAATATCCTTTAAGTTTAATTATATTTGAAGGAGGGAAAATTCCCTCTCTCACAGATTACTGGGCGAGTACCTTGCCACGCAGTGCGACGCACCACGCGGTGCTATAAGTACTACGTACCAAGTCGTATGGGTTATCGCGACGCAGCCGTGACACCGACGACGAGGCACGAGGAGGAATGGCGCGGTTATAGCTTGAGCACATCACACTCCGTTAATAGACCTACGTATAGCCCAGCTGGAGAGGGGATTTTATCTCCAATATAATTATACTTTGATAAAGGATATTGTGGTATAAACTATTTAGATGAACTAAAGTATAGCTTAACTGAATGCATAGAGTAGTTATCAGGGTGCTGAATCAACAATAACATATGGGATATAGTATACTTGAATCAGTGTATATTAGGAGACTAAAGTCTAGAGGATTCAGAATGGATTATTGTTCAAGAGATTCAAGGATTTAAGGAATGTATCAGTGACATACACAGTACCACTAGCACAACGTAATCAGTAGCACATATAGTACCACTCATTAGCACATGAAGGATAGACCTATAGTGTAACACCAAACAACCATACACCACCAACAATAATCATTCATTAAGGGGGGGGATAGATTAATTATTATGATATTATAATTATGAACCACAACAATCACAAAAAAGAGTGAAATAAGATCTTGACAAATCAATTAATTTATGCTACAATCGTGTTGTTTTAAAGATCACACAAAACACCGTGATCAAATTATAAAACAAATTAAATTACAAAACAAACACTCAGTCCAAACAGAGGGGAATAGTCTATTTAGCCTTTCGGTGTGAAACACCTCAATGCTTAAATCATTCTTTATTAAATTAATAATAAATAATACTTGACAATTCTTTTCTTTTATGATATACTCCTGGTTCTTAGAAACCATTATAAGGGAACTCCTCTTGGGTAGAAGAAGTATTGATGAGACTAACAAGATAAGAGCAGCTAATGGTCTCTCTGTTATTCCTAAGAAGACTCGACAGTCTAAAGCTATCCTTCCTGAAAGTAAGAAGAAAAGGAATCAAGAGATCCTCGCTACAATGCTGTCTAAGAAAGGACAAGCAGTTGTTACTAAGGTTCTAGATAAAGCTCTTGATGATGAAGATGATGATCAGTTGGCTTGTCTTAAGATAGTCATGGATAGGATCATGCCTTCTGACTACTTAGCTAAGAACAAAGGTAAGTCCAGTGCTATACAGATCAACATCTCAGGTGTTGGTCAAGAAGTTAACACAAGAACAATAGACTCAGACACACTTGAGATAGAGGAAGACAGTTAATGCTCTTAGATGATCAAGGTAACTTCGTACCTAGTAGTATCATCTCTAAACCTAGAAAGGTTAGAGGGCAGACTCCTGCCAATAAGAAGTCATCAGACTCTTTTAACCCCGTATCAATCATAAAAAAGTTCGTAGCACCTGATGCTAAGAATATCGACAGAGCCACCGTGCTCCCGCTTAAAAAGAATACTGACACTGGAGAATCCAGCTGGGCAGTCCCAGGCTTCGCAATGGACTCAGCCAGGGCTATCACTAAGGCAGGAGAAATCTATAGACAGGTTCTTAACGGAGAGATGTCTCCTGACGACCCGAGGGCTGCAATGGCTGCAACTACTCTTTCTATGGCTGGACTTGGAGCAGGTCAATTTGGATCGGCTCCTAAAGGAGCACTACGTTCAATGGTAGGTGGTAGATCTGACTATGGGTTTGATAAGAAAGCAGTAGCAAAAGCTAGAGAAGCTAGGTCTTACGGTGCTGAGGCTGACGAGATTTGGGAAAAGCATCAGGTAGACTTTAGTACAGGTGATGCAGCTATGGAGATTTCCGATCATAAGATGAGATGGTTAGAGCCTTCAGAGAAAAGTAATAAAAAGCTAGGATTACATTTAGATAATCATATAGATCACCCTGACTTATTTAGGGCCTACCCTGAGCTTAGGAAAACATGGGTTATGGCAAGAGATGACTTAGGTCCAGGAGAAGGTGGTTGGAACCCTACTATAAAATCCATATCATTGAATAAAGATGATCTTAAGAATAAAACCCAGCGTGGGCTAGATACTATACTACATGAGATACAACATAATATACAAGACATAGAGAAGTGGCCTGGTGGGGGTAGCTATAAACATCTAAAGGATATTGCAGAGAAAGCTAAAGGTGGCCCTCTAACTAGAGCAGAAAACCTAGACACATTTAAGAAATATCTAGCCATACCTGGGGAAAGACAATCTAATCAAACTATGGTTAGAAGAGAAATGTACCCAGAGTATCGTAAGACAACACCACCAAGTAAGACCTCTATAGAAACAGAAGAGCAGATGCGAGCTTGGAGAAAAGTAACAGATGAAGTTCGCAGATCATATGGACAAGAATAAATGGCTGAATTAGATGTTAGACTACATAACAAACAGCTAGAGGTTTTCAACGATAAACATAGGTTTAAAGTTGTAGCAGCAGGTAGACGGTTTGGTAAATCCAGACTAGCTGCCTGGTTACTCCTTATAGAAGGATTGAAGAGTACGAGCAAGGATATATTCTATGTTGCTCCTACGTACCAACAAGCTAAAGATATTATGTGGGGAGTTCTTAAGGAGCTCGGACAAGAGGTTATTTCATCTGCTCATGAGAATACTAGTGTACTAACACTGATCAATGGTCGTAAGATCTATCTCAAAGGGGCTGATAGACCTGATACACTACGTGGTGTTGGTCTAGGATATTGCGTAATTGATGAATATGCTGACATTAAACCTAACGTTTGGGAACAGATCCTTCGTCCAGCATTAGCTGACGTACAGGGTGGAGCAATGTTTATTGGTACACCTAAAGGACGTAATCACTTTTATGAGTTGTTTAAGTATGCAGAGTCAGGTAAGGATGAAGAGTGGGCAGCATGGCACTTCTCTTCTTATGATAATCCTCTCATACCAGCTAAAGAGATTGAAGCAGCTAAAGCTTCTATGTCTAGCTTTGCATTCCGTCAGGAGTTCCTTGCTAGCTTTGAAGCAGCATCACGAGACATATTTAAAGAAGAATGGATACATATTGATGAGGATGAACCAGAAGATGGCCGTTACTTTATAGCTGTCGATTTGGCTGGCTTCATTAATGTAAGCAGAGAAGCAGGTAACAAGAATAAAAAACTAGATGAAACAGCAATTGCTGTAGTTAAGGTTCATGAAGACGGTTGGTGGGTTGCTGATATTAAACATGGTAGATGGGACATCCAGGAAACATGTAAGCAGATCATGAATGCAGTTATTAATTATGAACCAATAGCAGTAGGTATAGAGAAGGGAGCATTAAAGAATGCCGCTCTCCCTTACCTAATGGATCTAATGCGGAGACACAACCATTACTTCCGTATTGATGATGTTACACATGGCAACCAAAAGAAAACAGATCGTATTGTCTGGAGTCTACAAGGTAGATTTGAACACGGTAAAGTTAAATTAAATTATGGAGATTGGAATAACGAGTTCTTAGATCAATTAGTCAACTTCCCTAATCCTCAACTGCATGATGACTTGATAGATGCATTATCATATATCGACCAGGTACAAGTAGTAGAGTATGCAATGGATTATGAAGAAGAAGAATACGAAGTCTTAGACGTTATAAGTGGATACTAAATATGAAACTAGCTGAGTGGATAACAGGTTATACAGATGATTGGAAATCTAATAGGGATGACAATTATCAATTAAATTGGGATGAGTATGAGCGACTCTGGCGAGGAGTCTGGGCTGCATCTGATAGAATGCGAGAGAGTGAACGT